ATAGCGCTGGCATTTGGCGTGCCGCCGATGTTGCTCGGCCTGCCGGGAGACAACACCTATTCCAACTACCGTGAGGCCAATCGTGCACTTTGGCGCCTGACGCTTCTCCCGCTTGTCGGAAAGATATTGTCAGGGCTGGAAGAAGGCCTGCGCCCCTGGTTCCCCGAACTCAAGCTTGCTGCAGATCTCGACCGCATCCCGGCGCTCAGCGAAGATCGCGAGAAATTGTGGCAGCAGGTTTCAGGTGCCGATTTTCTGTCCGCTGATGAAAAGCGCGAAATGCTCGGCCTCACCCCTGCAAATCCTCAAGGAGACGGTGAATGAACCGCGAAGACATGCTGACCGCGCTGATCGCACAGGCTCAGGTAAACGGAACAGACCTTGTGACCTTGCGCGCCATCGTGGAGGAAGCCAGTGAACTGGGCGCTGATCGCGTGCTCGACCGGCTCGGCCTGGATGACGAGAATGCGCAAGGTGATATTGACGAACTGCGCGAATTGCTGGTTGCCTGGCGCGCTGCCAAGGCCAGCGCGTGGAAAGCAGCTGTTGACTGGGTTGTACGCGGCTTGCTTGCCTTGTTGCTGATCGGCATTGCCGTGCGGCTTGGCGTTGGCGGGATGCTGCGCTGATGGTGCGGCTTGCTGGCTACGCAGCCTTGTTCAATATTGCCGACGGCGCGAAAGACACCATCCGCAAGGGCGCGTTTCGCAGAACTCTGCAAGACCGATCAGATCCCATTCCACTTTATTGGCAGCACCGGCCGGATCAGCAGATCGGCACGATAGAATTTGCTGAGGAAGATGAGAAGGGCCTCCGCGTGATCGCCCGAATTGATAAATTCAAAAGCCGAGCTGCCAGTGATTTGCTCGGCAAACGCGTAGATGGCCTCAGCTTTGGCTACCGCGCGCGCGGCTATCAGCGCACTGCCGATGGGCGAGTGCTTGAAGACATTGATCTGTTTGAGGTCAGTCTGGTTACGCACCCGCTGCAACACGGTGCGCGCGTACACCTCGTCCAGTAAAACTCTACAAAGACGAGTTTTTTCGATGGCCGGCCCCGATCCAATGGGGGGCGGCCTTTTTTGTGCCCCCCGAACCCAAGAAAAGGTGATTGCCTGACATGGATATGGAAATCGAAACTGAAGTAATCTCGCAAAGCTTTGACCTGGTCTCGCGCCAGGATGAAGCCGAAAACGCCATTAAAGTGCTGCGTTCTGACGTGGACGAGGTGAAAGCCCGCCTCGACCGCGTAAGCCGCGCAGCTTCGCGCCCCGTGCTTGAAGGCATTCGCAAGAATGACACGCCTGAAGTGAAGAGCTTTGTCGATGGCTATTTGCGCCAGGGCCGCGAAACTGAACTGAAATCAGTATCCGGCCTTACGCCAGCTGATGGCGGTTATGCCGTCCCGCGAGAGATCGATGCGATGATCGCCAGCGAACTGAAGGAAATCTCGCCCATCCGCCAGATCGCCCAGGTCGTACAAGTCGGCTCCTCGGGCTACCGCAAGCTTGTTGCCACAGGCGGCATTTCTTCTGGCTGGGTTGGCGAAGGCGATGCCCGTCCAGAAACTGACACTCCCAACTTTGCCGAAATCGCACCGCCCACCGGCGAACTCTATGCAAACCCTGCAGCAAGCCAGACCATGCTCGATGATGCAGGATTTGATCTGGAAAGCTGGCTGGCCAGTGAAGTCGCCGTGGAATTTGCAGCCTCTGAAGGCGCTGCCTTTGTTGCTGGCTCGGGCATTAACCAGCCGCTCGGCTTCCTCAGCTCGCCCACTTCGCTTTCAGGCGATGCTGTGCGCAGCTTTGGCAGCCTGCAATATATCGGTTCAGGCGATGCCGCCGGTTTCGATGCCAACCCAGAAAGCAAGCTGATCGACTTGGTTCACACGCTGAAAGCTGGCCACCGTCAGGGCGCAAGCTGGGTGATGAATTCGGCAACTCTGGCTGAAGTGCGTAAGCTGAAGACGAGCGATGGTGCATTCTTGTGGCAGCCGGGCCTTGTTGAAGGCCAGCCCGATCGTCTGCTCGGATATCCGGTTGTCGAAGCTGAAGACATGCCCGACATTGCCGCAAATGCGATGCCCATCGCCTTTGGCAATTTCAAGCATGGTTATTTGATTGCTGAACGTTCTGCTACGCAGATCCTTCGCGATCCGTTCACCAACAAGCCGTTCGTGCATTTCTACGCCACCAAACGGGTCGGCGGGCAGGTGCTCGACAGCGCAGCCATCAAACTGCTGAAGATCGAAGCCTAACCAGGGCTTTGAACTGTTCCACCGGGCGGTGCGCATGACGCACGCCCGGTGTCCGTGCGCGCCCGCTCCCGTGGCCTCCCCCCTCCTTCCCCCACGTGCGGGGCGGGCGCGCTTTTCATTCTTGTCGAGACACAGGAGACCGCCATGCAGCGGGAACTCGTCACGCCTGCCGACCTTTCCGGAACGGCGCTTGCCGAACTGAAAGACTGGCTTGCCATTACCACTTCGCGCGAGGATGCAGCATTGACGCGTCTGCTGAATGCGAGCCTTGAGACTTGCAATGCCTTCACCCGGCAGGTTGCCATTGAAAGCACTTTTGAGGAGATCCATGACGTTTCCTCGGGATGGCAGTTGCTTGGCCTGTGCCCGGTGCGTGCAATCACGCAGGTCGAAGCGGTTGCTACCGACGGCAGCCGCGCACCATTGGCCACAGATCAGTACCTGATCGACATTAATGCCGCTGCAACGGGGCGTTTTCGCCTGGTGGGCGTCATTACTGCAACACGCTTGGCCGTTCGATATGAGGCAGGATCCTCGCCAGACTGGGCCAGCCTCAATTCCAGCTTGCGCCACGGCATTTTGCGGCTGGCCGCACACCATTTCCGCGCACGTGAAGCAGATATTGGTGATCCTTTGCCACCTGCTGCAGTTGCCGCCTTGTGGCAGCCTTTTCGCCGCCTTCGCCTCACATGATAGAGGCAAAGGCTCGCAACGCTACAACGCTCGCAGCACGCCTTTCCACAGCTGCGCAATTGCTCGCACAGGCACACGCAAAACGTCGCTTTGCCGCGCGTATTGGCAGCGCGAACCGATGGCGCAATGCCGCGCTGCTTTGGCCGCTTTTCAGCCAGGACACCTGACCCATGGAAGACCAGTTTCGTATCGCGCTTGTTAGTTGGCTGGCAATTGATCCGCTGCTGTCCGCCTCTTTAAACAGCGTGACAGAGGAGATCCCCACCCGCACCAGCGCACCATGGCTAGCGATCGCTGCCAGCGGATCGATCGACTGGAGCACGAAGGAAAGGCGTGGGCGCGAAGTGCGCGTTGCGCTGGAACTCAACACACGCGGAGAAGAAGCTGGCGAAACAGCCGGGCTCGTCTCCTTGATTGAGGACCGCCTCGATGTGATGCCGAGAGAGCAGGGCGACTTCTGCATCGCGTCTGCTCACTTCCTGCGAGCTCGAAGTCAACAGCGAGAACGGCTGACCCGCGCAGTTTTGCTCGAATACCGCTTCCGCCTGATCGCAACCTGATTCTATTTCACGGAGAACCACACATGACTGCCCAAAAAGGCTCTGCCTTTCTTCTCAAAATCGGCGACGGCGCACAGCCGCCAGCCTATGAAACCGTTGCTGGCCTGCGCACCACGCAGCTTTCCATAAATGGTGACACTGTAGTGGTGACGCACAAGGAATCGGGCGGTTGGCGTGACTTGCTGTCTGGGGCTGGCACCCGCTCGGTCTCCGTCAGCGCAGCCGGTATCTTTCTCGGCAGCGCTGCAGAAGCTTCAATTCGAGCCCATGCATTGGCGGGCACGATTGAAGAATACGAACTAAGCTTTGAAGATGGCGAACGGTTGCAAGGCCGCTTTCTCGTTCAAAGGCTCGACTATGCTGGCGATTTCAACGGTGAGCGTAATTACACGCTGCAGCTTGAAAGCTCCGGCCCGGTCGTTCCTGCATGAGCATGACCGGCACAATTCCTGCGCCCGAAGTGAGGGCCAATTTTGCTCGCGGCGAAGCAACGCTGACAATTACCGGCACCCAACATTTGCTGCGCCCGACATTTGGTTCACTCGTTATGGCGGAAGAGGAGCTCGGCTCGCTTTTCGCGTTGGTTGAACGGGCCGGGGCGGGCGAGCTGAAGCTGGCCGAGATTACCGCGCTTTTCTGGCATTGTCTGGCTGATCAAACGGGTTTGACGCGTGATGATGTTGGCAAGGCGGTAATGGATATGGGCCTGGCCAGGGCATCCAAGCCGTTGCGCACAATCCTGCACCAGATCCTGCAAGGCCAGTCATGAAAGAGGCGCTTTCGCACAAGGCTATCAGCTTGTGCGGACAGATTTGCCGCAATCTGGGCTGGCGACCGTGCGACTTCTGGGAAACAACCCCAGCGGAGATAATCTGCATTCTGACTGACCAAAGCGGTTCAGAGTTTGCAAGCCTTAGCCGCAGCGAACTGCAAGAAATGATGGAGCAAGACAAGCATGGATGAGGAAATCGAAACTCTCATGATCGATGTACGCGCTGGCACGACCGGTTTTCAGGCCGATGTCGAAACCATGCGCAGCTCAATCGACAACTCGCTTTTGTCCGGGTTCGAGCAGGCTGGAAACGTCTTGGAGCGTGGATTGCTGAGTGCAATCTGGCGGTGCAGCCTCGGCTTTGACGATCTCAAGCGCGTGGCCCTAAACGCTATGAACGAAATTGCCGCTACTGCGTTGCAATCCGGCCTTTCCGGTCTTTTTGGGGCCAGTGGTGGAAGTGGCGGTGGGGTTTCCGGCCTGATCGGCAATACGATCGGCGCCTTGTTTGGCCTGCCGGGCCGGGCCACTGGCGGGCCAGTTGCCCCTGGCAGTGCATTCCTGGTCGGAGAACGAGGGCCGGAGATTTTCGTGCCCACATCAGCTGGCCGGATCGAAGCAAATCCGAGTGGAGGCAATGCTCGCGACGTTAATGTCGCCATCAACCTTTCTGCGCCGCGCGGCACAGATAACCCGGTGATGTTGCGCCGCTCCACCCGTCAGGTGGCCAGCGCAATTGCCCGTGCGATGCGCTCAGCGTGAAGGATTGATCTGCTATGGCTTTCTGGCTTGCAAAAGAGCGCGAGGGACAGGATTTCTCCTATCTCCAGCGTTTCGACCCGCGCTTCTGGTCTGTCGATTTTCCGCGGCCTGCAATGGCATCTTTGACCAGTTCTGGTCCCGATACGTTGCGCGTTGATTGCGAATTTCACTATCAGGATTCGCTGGTTGGCCTGATTTGGGAAAGCGAGGACAGGTTTGACCACCCTTTGCTCGCCTATGAAACAGATCGGGACTATTCCCGAACTACATTGAGATTCCATTGGCAATCAGCTGGTGTCATTGCCCTCGATGGTGTCCACGGTCCAACGCTAACAATTGAGGGGCGTGACGAGTTAGGTAATGCTCGCACGTGGTATATTCGATTGTGGAACTATGCGGTGGGATCGCCAGATAACGCCGATATTGCCCTTCCGTTTTCTGAGTTGCGCGAAGGCTGGCTGGCGGATGGCAGCCTGATCCATCCATGCGATATTGACCGCATGTTCATATCCATTGTCGCACCCGGGCATGATCCTGCGGATCATATTCTGCTGGCTGCACGCGTGAATGGCTGGGTAGAACTCAGCGATGTTGCCTGCGATGGTGATCGGGCAATGATCAAGCTGGGAGACGTTCTGCTTCCCCCGCACGATCTTGGCATGGCAACAGCTTTTGACGATAGTTACAATATCAACCCCACCCGGATGCTGCGCAATATTCTGGGTCTCGGATATCGTGGTGCCATCATTCATTATGTCGGAATGAGCCATTACTTCCGGCTTGCAGCGCAACCTGATGACAGCTTGCTGGTGGATCAGACCGGTCAACTTTGCACCCCATGTGAGGCCTGGCATCTGGCGTATTTCGCAGAATGTGAAAAATTCGGATTTCAGCCGATCGTGTCTCTTTCATACGAAGTCTTTGCCGAACATTGCCCGGCACAATGGGCCCAGCGAGCTTTTGATGGGACCCAGGCGCTAACAGGTTGGGTGCCACCATCCACCCTGCTTTCGCCCGCCAATGCAGAAGCGATGGCTTATCTGCAGGCAGTTGGTGGGGCATTTGTTGCGCTGCTGACCCAACGAGGGCTGTCAGTGCATTTTCAAATTGGCGAGCCATGGTGGTGGGTAACACCAGACGGGAAGATCTGCGTGTATGACGATGCAGTTATGGCCTCGCAAGGCACGGTGCCGGACATTCCGGACTTGGGCACGCCCCTAACGGCAGAACAAATTTCCCTACTGGACTGGGCAGGAGCAAGTCTTGCCGCTTCCACTGCCGCATTGGCCGATCATGTTCGGCAAGCATCGGGTGGGCAGGCCACCGTCTACTTGCTGGTTTTTACACCTACAATTTTGGATCCAACGCGCCCTGAATTGCGCCGTGCAAATCTGCCGCTTGGCTGGGCGGCACCAGCCTACGACCGGTTGCAGGTCGAGGACTACGACTGGCTTACGGACGGCGCAGAAGGCCTACGTCGCCAAGCTTACGGGATCGTACAGGACCGACTTCACTATCCCTTGGACAATCAGGATTACATGGGCGGTTTCGTCCTCTTGCCTGACGATGCCGACGAATATTGGCGTTTGATCGACAAGGGCATTGATGAGGCCAGAGCACGCGGAATTCCGCGTCAATTTGTCTGGGCGCTGCCGCAAGTTACCCGAGATGGATACACCCGCCTGCCCGCCAACGAGGACGAAGCTATGCAATCCTTTGACGATGTATTGTACCCACTGGCTCTAGGCAGAGACAGCGGCGCAAGCCCGGAATTTTCGACATCGGTCTCAATAACCGCGTCCGGCTTCGAACGACGCAACAGCCATTGGACGGACGCTCGCATGCGCTACGATGTTGGCCCCGGCATCCGTTCAGAGGCGGAATTGGGCGTTTTGCTGGAGTTTTTCCGGGCAAGGCGCGGAGCCGCACGCGGGTTCCGACTGGCGGACCCAATGGATTACAGCTCAAACGGATTAACAGGCACACCGACGATGACCGATCAATTGATCGGTATTGGTGACGGCCTGACAGCCACTTTTCAATTGCAGAAGTCCTATGGGCCCGCAGAGGACCCTCAAGTCCGCACGATAACGCGGCCCCGGTCAGGATCAGTGCTGATCAGTATCGATGGTATCGAAGCGACCGGATGGACAATCAGCGCTGGAGGCAAAATTAGCTTTGCTTCAGCCCCCGCAGTGGACAGCGAAGTGCGCGCTGGTTTTTTGTTTGATGTGCCCGTGCGCTTTGCCGAAGACCGCCTTGACCTTGCTTGCACCAACTTTGCCGTCGGCGAAGTTCCTTCCGTTGCCTTGATTGAAGTGCGCGAGGAAATATGACGCGGGTATTCTTTCAGCAAGAGCTTGAAACTGTTGCAACATTTTGGCGCATAATTCGGAATGATGGGGTGTGCCTCGGATTTACCAGTCACAACCGCGACCTGATCTTTGATGGGCTACTTCATCGCGCCTCACCCGGAATGTTGCCATCTGCAATCAGGCGCACCGCTGAACTGGCACGTGAAAGCCTCGAGGTGGAAGGCATTTTGTCACACGATGGCATAAGAGCCGAAGATCTTCGACAGGGCCGCTTCGACTCAAGCCGCATCAAGATCGGAGTTGTGGACTGGGAGAATTTCGACCGGACAATACTGTTCCACGGAGAGCTCGCCAATATCAATGGAAATGGCGAACAATTTGAAGCTGAGCTCGTATCGGCAAAAGTTGCCTTGGAAGTTGACGTTGTGCCGCGCACCAGTCCTACTTGCCGGGCAGTATTTTGCGACAATGCCTGCCAACTAAACTCAATTAGTTTTTCTCACTTGGCCATCGTCGCTTCGGTGGACCTTCACATGAACGCAATCGCGCTATCCAGCGCCCCTCCTCCAACCAACCTATTGCATGGATACCTTCGCTGGCTCGATGGGCCGCATGCCGGATTGCGCATGGATATACTCGATAGCGATGCCAGTGGAATTCAATTGGGTGAACAATTGGACGCCGCAATCCCAATTGGAACGCACGTGCTCGTGTTTGAAGGGTGTGACCACACACTCTCCACTTGTGGCGCACGCTTCGGAAATGCGAAGAACTTCCAAGGCGAGCCCTTCTTACCTGGCAACGACTTGCTCGCCCGGTACTCTACAGGTTCTTCGTGAGCCGCGTTGGCAGGTCGCTCGCCGCCGCAGCTTCGCGTTTCGTCGATACACCGTTTCAGTTGGGAGGCCGGAACCCGGCGACGGGCCTCGATTGCGTCGGCCTTGTTGTTGCTTCACTCGAAGCGATAGGTCGCAAGGTCGGCCCGACACCTCATTATGGCCTGCGCCAGACCAGGCTGGAGGCCCTTTCGCTACTTGCAGCTAGTAGCGGGCTAAAGGCCGGTCCATCAAAAGGCCAGATCGGTGATGTTATTCTCCTGAGGCCGTCGCCTGCGCAATGGCATTTGGCAATTCTCGGACACAATTCTCAAATCATCCACGCACATGCCGGATTGCGACGCGTGGTTGCAGGCCCGTTGCCACAGGATTGGCCCATTGAACGGCGCTGGCATCTCGACGAAGTCGGAGATTTATAATGGCAACTCTTGTTCTTACCGCAGTCGGAACCGCAATTGGTGGACCGATCGGCGGAGCTATCGGCTCGCTCATTGGAGGACAGATCGATCAGGCAATATTCAAACCGAAGGGTCGCGAAGGCCCTCGCTTGAAGGAGCTAGCGGTCACGACTTCCAGCTATGGCACTCCGATTCCTCGCCATTTTGGTACAATGCGTGCCGCTGGCTCAATTATTTGGGCCACTGATCTTGTGGAATCGAGTGAAAAGGTTGGCGGTGGTAAAGGCAGGCCCTCGACCAAAGTCTACAGTTATTCATCCAGTTTTGCAGTTGCGTTGTCCAGCCGTCCGGTGGAATCAGTCGCCCGTATTTGGGCCGATGGCAAATTGCTGCGCGGCGCGGCAGGAGACCTCAAAGTTGGGGGCGAGTTTCGTTTCTATTCCGGATATGGGAATCAGGAAGCGGACCCACTTATCGCAAGCGCGGAAGGCCCGGACTGTCCAGCCTTTCGCGGCGTTGCATATTGCGTGTTTGAATCACTCCAACTGGCTGATTTTGGCAACCGCATTCCCGCATTAACATTTGAAATCGTCGCTGAAGCTGGATCTGTGGAATTGATGAATGTCGTCGAAACTCTCGATTTCCCTATCGATATTGACAAGAACTTGAGCGGTCTAGCCGGATTCTCAGACGAAGGAGGCGAGATTGTTGGCTCACTTTCGCAGCTGGAGCGGGTCTACCCGTTCAACTGTGACGCCAGCGGGCACATCCTGTCCCTTGCTGAGGAAAGCGAAACAGAAATTGTCCCACTTTCTCTTCCTGAGCCGGTGGTTGATCCCTCATCAGAGAGTTTTGGTGGCGCAGCCGGGCAAAGTGGTGTGCGTCGAACCGGCCAACGCCAAATTCCTGTAGGTCTGCGATACTATGATCTTGACCGGGACTTCCAAGCGGGCCTCCAGCGCGCCGGCGGCAAAGCAAGATCGGGTCGCCAAGAAATATTCGAATTCCCTGGAGCGCTAACAGCGACGAATGCCCGCGCACTGGCCGACGCTATCGCAAGACGGGAAGAGCAAGCCACGGACAGCATATTCTGGCGCGTGGCCGAAATTGACTCGCGAATTTCGCCGGGCTCTCTTGTGCTAATACCAGAGCGTCACGGGCTTTGGCGCGTTGCTTCATGGGAATGGCGCGAATCTGGTATTGAACTCGAACTGGTGCGTCGAACAACAACCTTCAGCAACGCAGCAGCAACTGACCCTGGTCGCAACCTGGAAGCCGTCGACCTTGTCGCGACGCCAACTATACTAGCAGCATCCGAGCTACCCTGGGATGGAGCGGGCTCCTCTTCGGAACGCTTGGTCGTTGTGGCTGCTTCGTCTAGTTCAAGTGGCTGGACCGGCGCGGTGCTCTATGCAGATAGAAATGGCGCCTTGGCACCTGTTCGCGGAATTGGCCCAGAACGTGCAATTCTGGGCACGACAATCACCATCTTGCCGCCTGCACAATCTTCGATAGTCGACCGATCCAGCCAATTGGAAGTTGAACTGGCCTCCAGCGATTTCACCCTCCAATCACGTCCGATCGAGGACCTCGCAGAAGGGCAGAATCGTGCTTTAGTCGGATCTGAGATCATCCAATTCGGAAATGCGACAAGCCTTGGCAGTGGGCGTTGGATGCTCAGCGGATTGCTTCGAGGCCGAGGCGGAACCGAAAGCGAAGCGCAGGAAGGGGCCGGAGTTGGGGCGGATTTTGTCCTACTCGAGGATCAGTTGCACAGGCTCACCGCCGATGAAGTTGGGGCGGCTGACCGTGTTGCGGCAATCGGTGTTGCTGACAACGAGCCCGTTATTGCGGGCATTGCTGACTACGGACGAACGGTTCGCCCATTAACTCCGGTCCACCCGCGCTGGAAGTTAGAAGGCGATGGATCGCTTACTCTATGCTGGACGCGGCGCGCTCGAGGGGCATGGAGCTGGGTTGGAAATGTTGATGTGCCCATTGTTGAGCAAGCCGAACTTTATCAGATCGGCGTTGGTGAGCTGGATGCGCCCGTTATAAGCTGGCAGTCTTCTGAGCCCAAACTTACCCTCACCGGCCAGACTTTCAGCGACCTGCAAGCTACGCATGCTGGAGAAACAATATGGGTTCGCCAGATTGGCAGCCACGACATCTCCCAAGCGTTGTTCATTCTTACAATTCCAGAGGTTTGATATGTCTGATCCCGTTACTTTTGCATCTGCCAGCCCGCGAGTGACTCTCCCACTCCTGTTTGGAGGACAAGCACAGAAGGAGGTATTCATCAACGAGGCACTTTCTCGCATCGATGCTTTGCTACACCCTGCGGTTGAAGGTGAAATGGAGACCTCCCCTGTCACTCCTTCGGATGGCGATTGCTGGATCGTTGGCTTGAACCCGACCGGGGAATGGGAAGGGCACGCAAATGACATTGCTTGTTTCCAGGCTGGCAATTGGCTGTTTGTGAGCCCCTTAGAGGGGATGAGTGTCTACGATAAATCTCTGAGTCAAAAGTCATACTTTAATGGTAGCTGGCAAAGAGCTAGCAGCATCTCCCCCCCTACTGGGGGCTCGACAGAAGACATCGAAGCTCGCGCCGCTATCGCTGCGTTGATTGCCGTAATGACGCAGGCTGGAATCCTCGCATAGTCTTGCAAATTGCTCCGCGTGGCTAGCTACCACCAATAATTCCCGCTATCGAGCAATCAATGAACAAGTGCTTTTTGACCGCAATTCTTGGCCTGTGCCTTGCAAGCTGCCAAACCAAGCTTGAAGAGCGCGCAGTATCGTTAGTCAGTGCTTATGTCGTTGACAGCAACGCCAGTGTCATCGGTGAAGCGCGACTTGTTTTCCTAGGCGACGCATTAGCGTTAAGCCTGTCCCTCCATTCTGCTCCAGAAGGCCGGTTTAATGTTAGCCTGCTCGCTGCCGGCGAATGCGATGTCCTATTCTCTGATGCGAAGAGCTTTCCTGAGGAAGATGCGAAACAGCTCCCAAAGATTCGGGTCAACGAACTGGGCATCGGAAGCATGAGTACAGTGCTCGAGGTTCCGATTGGTCAATCAAATCCAGGCCTGACCAATGCTGAGCTGACGACTGTTTTGGTGCATGGCCAGCCAAATGATCGCAATGATCTAGTAGGCTGCGGTAGCTTCAACAGGGTCTAAATCAACTGAAAACAAATCTCAATTTGGCAAGGGTTAGCCGACTAATGGGTCAGATTCCCCTGCTTCAGAAAAGCCCTTGGCACGCAGCCGGCAACTATCACAATATCCGCACGGCTTGCCCGCGGCAGATGGATCATAACAAGACCAAGTTAACGCAAGGTCCAACTTCATTCGCGTAGCCTCTCTCACAATTCGGGCTTTATCCCAAAACTGGAGAGGCGCATGAAGGCGGAAGCCCTCTCCTTCTATGCCCGCCTTCGTGGCCAATCGCGCCGTTTCGGCAAAACTGTCCATGAACTCTGGCCGACAGTCAGGGTAACCTGAATAATCGAGCGCATTCACACCGATAAAGATGTCACTTGCGCCAATTGCTTCTGCCCAAGCCAATGTGAGGGAAAGAAAGACTAGATTGCGCGCAGGAACATATGTCACAGGAATGCCACTTTCGAGACCGCACTTTGGGACAGCGATATCATCGGTGAGTGCTGATCCGCCGAATTTGGCGAGGTCTAACGGAAGCACGACATGGCGCTTGGCACCAAGGTTTGATGCTACCCGTGCAGCTGCATCAAGCTCACATCGATGGCGTTGATTGTAGTCGATCGTGAGAGCATTTAGCCGGAAGCCACCTTCGATAGCGAGCGCTGCGACCACAGTGGAATCAAGGCCGCCAGAGAGCAAAACTACACAATCTTTGGTATTTCCATCCAT